TGCTGATTCTTAAGGATATTTGTCAGCAACACCTTGATGCTAGTAGAACATGAGGCGACTAGTCGTTTCTTCGAGCGCGGCTTCACCATGATGGAGGTCGCGAGTATCACGGGTCACAAGACCCTGGCGATGCTCAAGCGCTACACGCACCTCAGCCCGCAGGACCTCGCAGAAAAACTCGGCTAGACGCTAACCAACACCTCTACAGGTTACTCATCCTGCTCCCCTTGAAAAAAAACACTCCATAGCGTAAAACCCACCGCTAAGCTTAGTTTTTGCGGAAAGTCCGCAAAAATAGCCAGTTTGAGAGGGAAAGGAGCAAAATGCTCATCGAGTTCAGCGTCACCAACTTCAAGTCAATCCGTGAGCGTCAAACGCTTAGCATGGTCGCTTCCAACTACTACAAGGAATTAGTAGATGAAAATACATTTGAAGTTGAGTCAGAGGAGAGCTTTCCTCGGCTGCTGAAAAGCGCTGTTATCTATGGGCCTAACGCTTCGGGTAAGTCGACGCTTGTTGAAGCTATGGAATTTGTTGATAATTTCGTCTGCACCTCCTCTAATGAAAGCCAAGCTGGCGATCTAGTAGCTGTAGTACCTTTTAAGCTGTCTGCTGAGACTCGAAAAGGAGATTCCCAGTTCGATGTTGCATTCTTTGAGGAAGGGGTGCGCTACGAGTTTGGGTTCTGCGCCAACTCAGAGCGAGTGACCGCTGAATGGCTGTATGCCTATCCAAAAGGTAGGGCTCAGCGAATGTATACTCGTTACTATAATGATGACGCGGTCTCTTACCATTATGTCTGGGGGAAGAATTTCCTCGGAGGGAGACGGCGTACTGACTGGAAAAATAGTACTAGACAAAATGCTCTGTTTTTGTCGACCGCTGTACAGCTCAATTGCGAGCAGCTGCAGTCGCCGTTCAACTGGTTTAAAAGTCGTATCGCCACGCTTGATCCGAGTATTCTTTCTGCTAGTTATACAATGAAGCATTTCGAGGAAAGAAAATCAGCTATTCTAGAATTTCTTTCTGCTGCTGACCTATTTATTGCAGATATTAAAATTGACAAAATCAAGTTTGATCCTGCATTGGTTCCCTCCGATATGCCCCCTGGGCTCAAGGAGGAAGTAATCAAAAATATGTCTGGAAAAGAATTTGCTGAGGCAAAGTTCTATTTGAAATCTGTAGATGATGGGGAGTTGATTGAGTTCGCTGATGATGAAATCTCGGCGGGTACGAAAGCCTTGTTTAACTTTTCCGGGCCTTGGATTGATGTGGTAAGCAGGTCCCGTGTTCTGTTTGTTGATGAGTTGGATAGCAGCCTGCACCCTCTTGTTGTTCATCAGCTAATTCGTATTCTTCATAATGCGGGCAAGCCAGTTCAGATGGTTTTCACAACTCACGATACCTCTATTCTAGGGCATAAAGGAATTTTGCGTCGCGATCAAGTATGGATGATTGAAAAGAGTGATCAGCAAGCCAGTGTTTTAACCCCGCTATCTGATTACTCCGTGCGTGATGACGAAGCCTTAGAGAAAGGATATCTTGGAGGTCGCTATGGTGGCATTCCTTTTGTAAAGGACTTAACAATTGGGCACTGATAATCTTCATCATAAGCGTAAAGCAAAGTCTTACGAGCGAAAACCAGGTAAAAAGCCGCCGGGAATGAGGCTTTTGATTGTGTGTGAGGGGTCTAAGACGGAGCCGCATTATTTTACAGAACTGAGGCATGATCAGCGATTGAAAACTGCAAATATTCGAATTTGCGGTAAAGAGTGTGGGTCCGATCCGGTCTCTGTTGTCAGATACGCCGAAAAGATATTCGATGATGAGGCAGGGGCTTACGACAGGGTCTATTGCGTAGTGGACACGGATTCTCACTCTAATCTCGATCGCGCGATGAAGCTAATAGAGGCGCGAGGAAAGCCTTTTATAGCCATAGTGTCATCGCCATGTTTCGAGTTTTGGCTCATGTTGCACCATCTCCTGCATCAGACATCCTTCCGTGCCACCTCCACCAAGTCTATTGGCGAGGTCGTTGAGAGTGCATTACGCAAGCTAGATAAGGTTTACATGAAAGGCAAGCCTGGGGTTTGGGCTAGGTATAAAGACAAGCTGGCTACGGCGATTGATAACTCTAAAAAAGTACATAAAGTCGCTCAAGCTACCGGTAACACCAATCCGTCTACTGAGGTTCACGTAGTCGTAGAAGCGATGATGACCCTGAAAGCTTAATCAGGCAATGCGGAGCGATGGCGGTTCTTTCCGTTTTCGCCCCGGCCTCGGCTTTTTGTGCTCGCCATCTCGAAACTCGCGCAGGAACTTGCGCACGTCTTCTTTGAGCCAGCAGTGCCGGTTGCCCATCTTGAAGCTCTTGGGCAGCCATGGCACGCCACGGCGAATCCCCTCCCTGATCGACGCCTCGGTGCGGCCCAGCAGCCTGGCCAGGCCCTCCACCGTCAGCACCTCGGTCTCTTCGCTCATTCCTTCCTCCCGGCCTGACTCGTCAGGTTCTCGTTTTCGGCATCACCTGTCGCAACAGCCGCCTTCAACTCCACGATCACAGACTGAATGCCCGCCACATAGCTGCCTGGCCTGCCTGCCGCAGCCCCAGCCAAACGCTCAATAACCAGTTCTGCTGGCGATCCCCGTAGCGTGCCCACCAGATCGATCGCCCAGTTTCGTGCCTCCAGATACATGAAGCGGTTGATCGGTCCGTATGCTTTCAACTCCGCTGGTGCCAGTCGGGGGGATGGCTCGCCCGCTTCTGTGTGCGGCTGCCTGGCTGCCGAGCGAGAAACCACTGAGTTGACTTGGCCGCGTCCGCGCCGCAGCCCCATCGACTCGATGATCGTCATGGCGGCCTCGCTTACGTGCTGGCCCTTCATGAGCGCCCCCGAAAGTGATCGGCCAGCACCAAGCGACCGTCCAGACCACAGGCAGCGGACAGATCCAGCACCTGCCCAAAAGTGGTTTCGCGTTGCTGCAGGGCGTCCCACAGCAGCAGAAGCAGGCCGGCCTGGCTCATGGCTCCTGCTCCCGAGGCTTTTCCGTCTGCTGCGCCTGGTCACGATCAAGAAGCTTGTCGATCCGAGCGAGGAGTTTTTTGCTGTATTCGACGTTGACCGGGTCGTCGTTGATATAGGCGATCGCCTCCCGCAGTAGCACGTCGGCCTCCTGCAGCTGGCCCTCACGCTCTGCCAGCTTGGCCTGCAGATCACCCTCGCTTGCGCCGGCGATTACTGCCAGCCCTCGGCCAGCTGAGACCAGATCACCCAGCTTGGTGAAAGGCAGGATGTTCGAGAGTGGCGCGGCTTCGCTGGCCCGCAGCACAAGCGTGATGCGTTCAGGCTGCTTCATGGCCGCTCTCCGTTCCGCGTGCGGCTTGTTCCTCGGCTTCATCCTGCAGGAGCTGGCGCCATTCGGCCTCGGTGCGATTTCCATAGAGCGGTTCAGGCTCGGGAAGCTCGGCACTCGGTGCTGGCGCCTGTGGCTTGGGCAGACCTGCTGCTTTACGCTCGGCAATTTCCTTGCGGTCGACAGCCACGCCTTGCGGTGCCTTGATGCCGAGACGAACCTGGCTCCCTTTGACGCCCAGCACAACTACGGTGATGTCGTCGGCGATCTTGATGGCTTCGCCTACGCGACGGGTGAGGATCAACATGGTCAAACTCCTTGTAGGGGAGGGCGGCGATTGCCGCCCTTCAATTCACTGCGTTGTGCGCAGCTCGTTGCGTGGTACCCAGCCGCCGGTGGTTTTCACCATGCAGCCGACGTAGGGCGCGAACTTGGTGTGCCGCTCGGTCTGGTAGCCGTACCATTGGCACGACCCCCAGTTCACAACAGCGGCGATTGCGAGCGCGCACAGGGCAAGCCCTACAACCGCGCCCAGGCCTATGTGCTTGCGCTTCAAACCTCGATACCGAAGTCTTTGGGGCGCAAGCCCAGCTGCACGCCAACCTCTGCCAGGACCTTGAGTTCTTCGGGACTGATGTTTCCGTCGCCCTCGGAAACGGTGATCATGTTCACGAACACCTCCTCGGCATCGAGAGGGTTGTTCTTGATGTCCGCGATCTCCCGCATGATGTTCATGCGCCCCAGGCGGAAGCCGGCCTGCAGTTGTTCGGTGAAGAGGTTCACGGTGGCGGTGATCTCTTGGCCGAAGTGCTCCAGGTTCTTGTTTGCCCGGATCTGGATGTCGATCTGAGCAGCTTCGTTCTTGCTGATCTCGCCGTCAGCCGCCGCCACCAGCAGGCAGCCACCAACGATGGCTTGCATCAGGTCACGGTTTTCCAGCTTCTTGACTGCGCGCTTGGCGCCGAACAGTTTCTTTCCAATACCGAACATGGGTCTTTCCTCTTGGGTTGGTGGAGCTTTCATCAGGCAAGCCGGGGACCTGCCGCGTTTGTTGGCTTTCGCAAAAATCAGGGTTGGATCAAGTCAGGCGGGGAGCGTCACGCCACCGCCAAGGCGCATTCGGCGCGCCGGTTTGCTACACGGGTTTCAATCTTTCTTTCGCCACTGTTGCCACCGCGGCGGATGCGGGTGAATTCATCAGTGCTAGCGACAGAGTGGCCGACGAGGATGGCACACAGAGCAACAATCATCGGGGAGATCAGTCCGCGGCGCATTGCTTCAGCCACAAGCTGGGCACGCTTGATGACGCCGAGCTTAGTGCTGGCGGCAAGTAATCGCTTGTCGATGGTGTCCTTGGCTATACCTAGTTCCCGTGCGGCCTCTTTACTTGTCAGCCCGCATGCCACAGCCATGACGCACTGGAGCTCTCGCTCCGCCAAGCCCAGCCCAAGGCTGCCAGTCCAGTTCCCGAAAGTCAGTGCGTTCATGTGCTTCGCTCCGTGCGAGTGAGTTGATGGGGTGGATAATGGTTTCCCTTTATCCGCCTGTCAACAGGTATACCTTTATTTCTTGGCGGCGCTTCCCTCATGCATCCTCACTTGGTTACCCTTTGCTGTATGGATATACAGTAATCAGGGGGTGGGTGTGGCCAAGCAAAAAAAACAAGCGGCAGAGCAGCGTACAGAGATGACAGGCATGGAACGTTTGGTCTTGAGAGTCTCTTCGATGATCAACCACCCGATAGCTCAGACCCAGAGGTGGGTCACAATTCACCAGCTTGATACTGATAGTGATCAGAATTGGGAGGAGGTCATGAGCATGATCGCCGAAACCCCAGGAATAGAAATGACCTTCAGCGATGATGGAAGCGTGACGCTTCAGTGGGAGGCCGATGAAGAGCAGACCTCCACCTTGACGATGGAGGGGGCAGAAGCCGAAGAGGAGGTCGCCGCCCCGTTTTGAGGCCGCATATGCGCGCTGAGCCCTGACTCGGCGCGCTAGAGCAGGTTGCCATTCCAGACGTACAGGACCTTTGCCTGGATGTAGGTCTCTTCTTTGCGGATCATCCGATCCTTATGTTTGGGGTTGTCGGAGATCATCTCGAAGTGCTCATCGTCCGCGACCTGCAGTCGCTTGATGTACTCATGGCCACCCCAGGATATGAAGTACACACCATCCCCCACGAACTCTCGAACGGTTACGTCGACGATCAGCGGATCTCGGTCTTTGATCGTTGGGGCCATAGACTGCCCCCACCCCGTGACGAGTTTCAGGTGGTGCGGCTCCTTGAAGTCCAGCCCCAGCTCTCGCAGGTGCCGCAGGCTGACGCGTACATCTCGGAGCATTTCCGGGTAGTCGTGCGTCACCTGGCCGCTACCCATTGCACCCCGCACGTCGTAATGTGCGATTCGGATCATATCGCCAGCGGAGCCACGGCTAGCGCCTACCTTTGCAGAGCCGTCGCCAGGGGGGGAATCGGTCTCTTCGGCAGCTTGGAGTAGACGATTGCGCGCCTCTTCCGACAGGCCCGAGCCCGTTTTTGCCAGCATCTGCCTGACCATGTCCGCAGCCGAGAGCTTCTGTATCTCCTCACCGACGAGAGCGTAACCTGGCTCGGTTGGGGCGGGAATGCTACCCACTCCCTCCGCCAACCATAGCGCGTCAACCCCGCAGATCTGGGCGATCTTCACCAGGTGGCTGCTGGATCGGGAGAGCCCTCTCTCGATTTCCGAGATTGAGGCTTGCGCGATGCCAGCCCTTTCGGCCAGCTCGGTCTGGGTAAGCCCTTTCAGGCGGCGGGCGTGTTTGAGTCGATCTTTAAGTTCCATAACGCACCAATCTAATGGTTAGCCTTTTTCCTTGCAAAAAGGTATGCCTCTAAAATACAGTAAAGGCATACCTCTATTCGGCGTTAAGCCCATGAATGAAATCTTCAATGACCTGGTCAAGTTTTTTGGCGGCCAGGTGGCAACAGCGAAAGCGCTAGGCGTGACGCAAGGCACTGTCAGCGGTTGGGTGCGCGGCGTCCATGGCTGCTCTGCTGATATGGCGCTGATCATTCAGGCCAAAACTCATGGGCGTTTCGCCGCTTCGTGCATTCGTCCATCGCTGGCGGAATCGCTTCCGACCTTGGAACAAAAGGTAGCAGCAAGAAGCCATCACGCGCAGCCCAACGAATCTGCTGTGAATTCATCCAGTACGGCGCTGGCCAGCTGATGAGCACCCACGCCGCTCAGTTTTTGTTGTCCGGCTGACTTTTCAGCAGGCAACAAAAAACCCGCTTGCCGGCGGGTTCTTTAGATCCGGTCCCTTGCCGGGGACCTTCTTGAAACGTCTTTGATTAGGAGACGGCGATATGTCGCACCCAAAAAATACCACCGAGGCACCGCCAACGCAAGCGGGCCCGCTTGTGACCATGGCGACTAAATTCAACCAGAACGGGGGCGAGTACTTCTTCTCGACGGTGCCTGGGATCAGTTGCTCTGAGGCGTTCAACTTTGCAAGTGCCAATCTGAGCGCAGCAGAAGACCTGCTCGGCCAGCTCGTCCAGGTCAATGCAAGCTGTAACTTGGCCTTTGCGATCCGCGCATTGGTTGGCCAAGCGAGAGCGCTGATCGACTCCGGGGTTGGATCTGTCGAGCAGGCCGAAGACTTCGCGCCACAAAACCTTGTATCTCCGATTCGTGGCGCGGGGGTGTCGGAATGAGCCATCCCATGACCAGGTTTTCTTCCCCCGCCAAGTGCATAGAGGAGGGGCTTGAGCTGCTGGCGATCCTCGCCGAGGTGCTTGAGCACAACGGCGGTTTCAAGGACAGCGGCCCAGGCGAACACCCAGCAATGATCGGCGAACGCGGCGAGGACGGCATCATCCGTTCCATGCGAGTAATCGCCTGGGCGGCTCACCGTGAGTTTTGTCAGATGGCTACGGACTTGGAGATCCCCCAATGAACCAGATTGTCCCGGTGTGTCAGCCAGATGGCTTGCATGGTGAGATCGTCCACGACGTGACCCTCACCGCAGCGGATATCGCGCGTTTTAACGAAGCGCGCGAATCATTCAAGTTGATCAAAGCCTTGTACTGGGCGCATGTCGTGCCCTCGCTCGGCGGATTCGACAACCCTGTAGCCGGCGAACTTGAACGCCTGTTTGAACGTGTCGTTTTCGACACGCGAAACTTTATGTGGCCTCACCGCAACGCAGCTGCCTTCCATGATGCAAAGGATGTGGGAGGTGCAGCATGAGCAGCGTTATCAATTTCCCCGCCGCCCCCGCAGCTGAGGTGATCGATGAAGCCTTCTTCGAGAAGTTCGCCGATGCTGCCCTGCTGATGACGTGCTTCGAGACCGTCGCCAACGCCATCGAGGTGGTGGAGGAGGGCGTCAAGATCCATGAGCGCGACGAAACGCACATCAGCCTCATTGAGGCATGCATGGCGCTGGCGGTGCTCTTCCGTAGGCGAACTGGCTATGCCGTGCAAAATGTTTCTGCTGATCACCTGGAGAAGCAGCGCCAGGCGCTGTTGGCAGGAGAGGTGATCAGTTCTCTACCAATCCCTATCCGCCCGCCTGAGCTCAAGCCGTTGCCCGCGTCTGCTTTTGCCGGCCTGGCCGATCTGGAGCTGGCGCAGGCTGGATTCAACTACATCAGGCGTGTCGGTGAGCTCATCAACGGAAACTGCCCTCACTTGGTTGAGCTGGACCTGGCGAGAGCCCACTCGGTTGACGCCTTGAACGTATACAGCCAACTGATCTCCCGGCTTGCTGGCAGTGCTGCGCAGGATGTGAGTGCTTCTCTTCCGGCCATCACCGGTCCCTCATCGGAGACCCTCCAATGACCACGCCCCCAAACCATGCCCAGGCGCTCCCGCAGGGCGCTGTCGCGTCGATCATCACCGGCCCTTGGCCAAGCTACGCCGCATTCCGGGACCTGCCAGAGCGCGAGCGTTGGGTGCTGTACGGAAGCGCGAAGGCTTATCGCGAGGCGCTGGAGCTTCAGGGGTTCCAGATGGCCGAGAGCTACGACCAGTTTGTCCGGCGGGTGACCGCTGAGTTGGAGATTTGAACCGATGAGCGTTCAAGCAATGACCTGGGCCCTAGAACAGCAGGAGGTTGGCGAGCCGCATGCCCGGCACGTCCTGCTGTGCCTGGCCAACTATGCCGATCAGGATGGGCGCGCCGCGTTCCCTTCGGTGGCTCGTCTTGCAGTCGATACCGGCCTGAGCCCTCGCACTGTCCAGTATCGGCTTCGAGACCTAGAGCAGAAGGGGGCGATCCGCCGGGGCAACCAAGCTATTCCCGCTGCCTACATCACCCAGCGCGATCGCATTCCGGTGTGCTACGACATCGCCATGGAGCGGGGTGCACAGCATGCACCCGGTGCACGCCAAGACGTACCGGGGTGCACGCCAGAACATAACGGGGTGCACGCCACGACAGAACGAGGTGCACAGCATGCACCCGAACCATCAATTAACCACCAATTAACCACCCATAACCGTAAAGAAGGCGCAGACGCCTCAGGTGATGGCAAAGGGAAGCGGAGGGCAAAGGAATCCTTTGACCCTCTGATGGCCAAGCCGGAGAACTGCTCTGATCGCGCTTGGGCCGACTTCTGCGAGATGCGCAAGGCAAAGCGTGCACCGCTGACCAGGCGCGCTTGTGACCTGATTGCCAAGAAGCTGGAAGGGCACCAGAACGCTGATGCGGTCCTCGACAAGTCCACCGTCAGTTGCTGGACCGATGTTTACCCAGAGGCGACGGCAAACGCTGGCGCACGGCCAGGCCGGCCTGGCGCATTCAACAACCTCCCTCAGCACACCGATGACATGTACCAGGAGAGCCACGATGGCCGCCCAAATTTCTGATCTGTTTCACCGTACCCCGGCCAAGCGCATCTTCTCCGGCGAGTGCCCGGTGCATGGTCGCGTCGATATGAGCGAAGTCGAGCAGTTGGACGGCTCGATGCTGGCGCGTGGCTGCAAGCGCTGCGCTTGGGAGGCCTTGCATACCAGCCCCCGCGACTCGGCAGAACGCGCCCTGGCCACTGCCCAGCACAAGGTCGAGAAAGCCAGCGAAGCGCTGATCGCTGCCGGGATAACCCCGCGCTTTGCCGGCGCCACCTTCGACAGCTACCGCGCCGAGACGGAGCCGCAGCACAGGGCTCTGGCCAAGTGCCAGGCCTATGCCGAGCAGTTCCCGGCCAATTTCCGGGCGGGCCGCTCCCTGCTGCTGACCGGCAACGTCGGTTGCGGTAAGACTCACCTGGCCAGCGCTATCGTCCGTACGGTGGTGGCCGATCAATGCCGTGCGCTGATCATCCCGGCCGGGGACATTGTGAGCATTGCCCGCGCTTCCATGGTGCCCGGCTCGGGCTACACCGACCGTGACGTGGCAGTCCATCTTGGCGGCCTGGACCTGCTGGTGATCGATGAGATCGGTGCGCAGAAGGGCAGCGGGTACGAGCTGGGCCTGCTGCACAGCATCATCGACCGCCGGTATCAGTCCGTGCTGCCGACTGTGGTGATCAGCAACTTGAACGCTGACGGCCTCAAATCCTACATCGGCGATCGCGCCCTTGACCGATTGCGTCAGAACGGCGGGCAGCAAGTCGGGTTCACTTGGGAATCGAAGAGGGCTGCGGCATGAGGGCTCTCTACAGCGACGAGGCTGAGCACGGGGTGCTTGGTGCGGTCATTCACGCTTCGCTGCAGCAAGACGAAGGCCTGGTCGAGGACATGCTCGGCCAGATGACCTCGGCCGACTTCTATCACGCCGACAATGCGGCCCTGTTCGAGGCCATGCTGGAGTGCCGCGAGCAAGCCATGCCCATCGATCCGGTGACCTTAGGGGCAGTTCAACGGCTGCTCCCGGGTGGCGACAACGTCATGGCCTATGCCGCTGAGCTGGCCTGCAAGGTGCCTTCTCTGGCCAACTGGAAGGCATACGCTAAGCATGTCAAGGAATGGGGCGTGATTCGGCGCATTCTTGACGTGGCAGGCGGCGCGCAGGAAATGGTGCAGGCAGGGGCACCTACCGGCGAAGTAATCGCCGCTGCCCAGCAGGCCATGGCAGACCTGCGCAACCTTGATGGCGAGGCCAAGGGTTACAAGCGGCTGGATCAATGGATGGGAGATGCCGCCGACCTGGTGGATGAAAAGCATCGAGGGGTGGTGCCGAAGTGGCCCTCCACGGGGCTCGAAAAGCTGGATGAGCTGGTCCAAGGCCTTCGCCCGAAGAAGGTGACCGTAATCGCCGGCCTGCCGGGCAGTGGCAAGACCACCCTGGCCCTGCAGATCGCACAGCACAACGCCGTCAAGGAGCGGAAGCCGTGGCTGGTGTTCTCCATCGAAATGCCCGGCGAAGAACTGGGGCTGCGCGCTATCGCCTCGCTTGGAGGGGTGGCTCTGCACAAGCTGGATAACCCGGCCCAGATGCGCGAAGACGACTGGGCCAGGATGAGCGGTGCCGTAGGATTGGCCCTGGAAGCCCCGCTCTTCGTCTGTGACGACCCGGTGCAGACGCCGTCCACTATTCGCGCCACGGCTCGGCAGTGCCAGCGCGAGCACGGACTGGCCGGCATCGTGGTCGACTACCTGACCCTGGTGCGCAGCGAGCGTGGTGGCCGATCTCGTACCGAGGAAGTGGGCAAGATCAGCAAGGCCCTGCTGCAGCTGGCCAAGGAAATGGCCATCCCGGTCATTGAGCTGGCCCAGCTGAACCGTGACTCAACCAAGCGCCCTGGGAAGAAGCCCCAATCCAGCGACCTGCGCGACTCTGGTGAGATCGAGGCCGACGCCAGCTGCATCCTGATGGTGCATCGCGACATGGATACGGAGGAGGGCCAGAACGGTCTCACGGAGATCCTGATGACCAAGTGTCGCCATGCGCGGGTTGGCAGCTGCATCGTCCAGCAGGAGGGGCAGTATGGCCGGTTCGCCACCTACGCCGGTTCGCTGCCCAGCGATGATGAGGTCGAGGCTGGGCGTGGCAGCTACGCCCAGCGCTACAAGGGGGCCGACCTGTGACCGAGCCAATCAAGATGGCGCCATGCCCATTCTGCGAAGGGCCGCCCTGCATCACGGCCAAGGATGAAGCCGGTACCGAAATTTCTGAGGGTCACACCTTCGACCCCTCTGACGAGTTCCCGATGGTCTCGGCGCACGTCTGGTGCCACGACTGCGGCGCGCAGGGGCCGAACATCGACACGCTGAACCTGGGCACGTTCGAGCGCCTGTATGACCTGCAGGTGGCGGATGTGATGCGGATCGCTGTCGAGAGCTGGAACAACCGCCACGCGAAGGCCCGCGCCTGCTATGACGCTGGCGATCAGAAGGGCCTGAACCTATGGCCGAGGAGGGACGCATGAGCGACACCAAGACCCTCACCGTTACCCTCAGTGACGCGGAGATCCGCCGGCACGCTGCTGGTGAGGTCTTCCAGCTGCGCGACACCCGCCACCGGGAGTTGCGGTTCCGTTTCTCGACTGTGGACCGTTCCCGCGGCGCCTGGCACGTCGTGGTGCGTGGGCGCTGGGGCAAGGCTGGCGATTACCCGGGCATCAACACCAAGACCATGCTGGCCACGCTGCCAGCGATCCTGGCTCGTCGTGCCGCCGATGCCGACGCCAAGTCCACCACCACCAGCTGGGCCACGGTGGGCGATGTGCTGGCGTGGTACCGCGATCGGATGAACCGTGACCGTGGCCTGTCGGCCAAACGCAAGGCCAGCGCCAAGTCAGCGCTTGATCGCCACCTGGTGCCGCGCCTTGGTGACTTGCCGCTGGCCGAGACCAACAAGCAGGCGATCGACCAGCGCCTGATGTGGCCGCTGCAGGAGCGCTATGCCCTGTCCTTCGTGCGCTCGGTCTACGGCGTCCTTTCGGTCGCGTTTCGCCAGGCCCTGCGTCTGGACATGCTGCCAGCCAATCCCATGGCCTCGCTGAAGTTCACCGACTTCGTGCGAACCCGTATCAGGCCCCGGCCGGCGCGCCTGCGTGGCGATGATGTGCCGGGCCTTTTGGTGATGGTGGCTGAGCGCTTCGAGGTGGAGCCGGCGGGCTGCATGCTGGCCCTGATGATGTTGTGCCACGGCTCCCGGCTGGGTGAGACCCGGCTGGCGCGCTGGCGCAACGTCAACCTCGACGCGGGGCGCTGGTTCATCCCGGCCGACGACACCAAGACCAAGGCGGAGCACACGCTGCCGCTGACGGTCCAGGCCTGCGCGCTGCTGCGCCGGTACCAGGGCCTGCAGATCGCCCAGGGCTACACCGGGCCGCTGCTGTTCCCGGGCAGCCACGGCGCACCGCTGAGCCCGAGCAAGGCCAATACCTTGTTCACCGATCTGGCCAAAGGCGAATGGTCGAGCCATGACCTGCGCAAGGTGGCTCGAACGGCATGGACCGACCTTGGGGTGGACTACATGGTGGGCGAGCTGCTGCTGAACCACGCGATGAAGGATCTGGATGCCACCTACATCCACACCACGGCCGAGGGCCTGAAGCGTCAGGCGCTGGAGGCCTGGCACAAGCACCTCGACGAACAGGGATTCGCCGCCATTCACACCGAGACATTGCCGGGACACAAAACCGAGCCTGCAACCCCAGACGCAACTAACGGCGCGGGTTGCAGCACCTCACAGCATCCATCCCAAGGGAGGATGTTCAATCAAGAATCCAAGTCAGGAGATGGCCATGAGTAGCGTCACTGCGGCCCTGCCGCGCAAGAGCCTTACCCCGGTCGAGCGGGAATTTCTGAAGCAAGGTAACCGTCTGTTGCTGGACCAGGAGAACGGCCGGATCGCCTCGGCAGCCTTGATGGATATCGTTTCCGACTGGCACGGCTCCCGGGCAAACCAAGGCTTCGAGCAATTCGCCAAGGCTTGGATCATCCAAGGCGGCGCAAAGAACAAACATGCCTACAAGCTGCTGTGCGAGCTGTTCGGCCTGGACACCGACCCAACGCCCCGGAGGGCTGCATGAAGAAACGCACCTACATGGACAAGCCGCTGGGGGATACCGAATGGCTGCTCGAGCAATGGGGTAGTTGGCGAATGGATGGGATGGGAGTGCCGCGGTATGTCTCCCCTTCGATAACTGCAGCGACAGCTGGTGGTGGGACCGAGTACAGCCTGACCGATGACGCCGCCCTGGTGATCGACTCGGCGGTGGCCAAGCTCACCCAGCGCAATCAGCAAATGGGTGACTTCGTTTGGCTGTACTTCGGATCGAAGTGGACGATGGTTCGAATCGGCGAAATGTCCAGGATGTCCGAGCGATCAGCCCGCGAGATCGTCAAGCAGGGAGTGGCCTGGGTTGACTCGTTCTTGGAACAATTTCGCGAAGCTGCGTAAAAAGTTCTTTCCGGACGGATAAACACCTGTTTTCATAGCAGCGTGTCCAGCTTGCAAGCAACGCGACACAGAGGAACCCCGGCCATTCAGCCGGGGTTTTGCATTTATCCCTGGCGGGTAAGTGCGGAGGGCGCGATCCCAAGCAGGTCTAACCCTGCTTCTGTCAAAACCAAGCCATTGCGATGGCCGGCTTTGCTTTTCTGGATGTAACCAGCTTGTTCAAGCCAGGCGACAGTTGGGAGGAAATATTTTTCGTCTTCCGTTTCTGGCTCCCCACCAGTGGTTGTCTCGGTAACAGGGTCACTCACCCCTTTCACTGACTCCTTGAGCCCCAGCGAACCAAGGCCAACATTGGCGGGAAGAGGGAACGTAGCACCCAGATAGCTCAGCAGCTTGCTGGCGATCTCGTCAAATTTTTCGATGTTGGTCATGCTTGCTCCTCGCAAGATGAAATAGCCGCCCAGTGCGACCAACGAAACATATCACGTTGATTTACTTAGGGCCTGTAAGCACCAGCCCTCCGCACCCATTCAAGGGCTCGCCATAACGGCGGGCCTTTTCTTTTTCTGCTTCCCGCAAGGGAGGAATCCGGATGTCCAACATGCCAGACAAACCAGACACTTGGGCGATTGCTCTTGCGTGGCTGAGCCAGCACTCGCCCCTGCTATACGCGGCCGGTCTGTCCTGCGCCATGGCTGTACTGCGCATCACCTACGGTGGCGGCACTCGCCGGCAGATGCTGGTGGAGGGAGCCATCTGCGGCGGACTGACCCTGACGATCATCAGCGGCTTCGAGTTCTTCGGGCTGCCACAGAGCATGGCTGCCTTCGTTGGTGGGTGGGTTGGCCTTCTTGGGGTGGAGAAAGTTCGGGCGATTGCTGATCGCGTTACCGACTTCAAGCTGCCAAGCCGCAAGCCCGAGTAATCCGCGTCACAAAATCAGAGCGCGCCGTTTCGTGGCGCGAGGAGGCTGAATGGTCCGCATGATAGCAACGATCGTCTGCCGCCATCGCTGGTGGCTGAAGTACTACCTGGCCGGCGTCATGGCCATGTCCCACATCACCGGTCGCGCACCGAACTTGGCTCGCGTCATGCGCTGGATAGAGCGCGGCATCGTGACCGAGGTGCGCTGATGGCCAGGCTCAAGACGATCACGCCGAGACTTGCGGATGGCACAGGCTCCAGGGTCAAGGTCGTGAACCCCAGCAGTTGGCGCTGCGGCAAGACCAGCTCACAGCGCGGGTACAACTACAAGTGGCAGAAGGCCCGCGAGCGCCACCTGCTCGACCACCCGCTTTGCGTCTACTGCGCCAGGTTCGGTCGCACCACCGCAGCCACCGTGGTGGACCACGTCACCCCGCACCGCGGCGACATGACGCTGTTCTGGGACCAGAGCAACTGGCAGTCGCTGTGCAAGCCCTGCCACGACTCGGTCAAGCAGGCCGAGGAGGCTGCAGGGCTGGGCTGAGGCCGCGGCGGCGCGGGCGACATTGCAGAATGCACGACTGCACGTCAGTGGCGTGCCACAAACACCGGGGGTGGTCAAAATATAGCCATTCTCACTTAGCTAGACCGCCACCGACCCCACGTACAGATTTTTTTCCCCCACAGGATTTTTGTTAAATGGCTTTAACATCCCGCAAGCGCGCTTTCATCGCCGCGCTGAGGGAAGGTGCGTCCAATCGGGACGCTGCTGTGGCGGCTGGCTATTCCGAGAAAACCGCGTCTTCGGCGGGGTCTCGGCTGGTGAAGGACAAGGACGTGGCGGCCGAGTTGGCCAAGCTTCGCGCCCTGGGCCTGATGCCGCCAGATGTTAAAGCAGATGTTAAAGCGCATGTTAAAGCTAAGCCTGCGACGGATCCATCGACGAAGGCTGAGTCGGCAACCGAACCCGCCGCCGGGAAGGACAAGCAAACCGAGCCGGAGCCTGCCGGCTTCGACCTCATGCAGGCGTTGCTGCACCGCGACCCGAAGGACTTCCTACTGTCGGTGATGAACGACCTGGAGTCGGAGCCGAAGCTGCGTGTTGATGCGGCCAAGGCACTGATGCCGTTCGTGCATCCTCGCAAAGGGGAGAGCGGCAAGAAGGATCAGGCCCAGGCAAAAGCTGAACAGGCATCGACTGGCAAGTTTGGCGCCCGGCGCGGGCCGCTGAGGTCGGTGAAATGAAGGAATGGACAACTGCATGCCCCGACTGGGAGCAGCGCATCGTTGCGCGCAAAAGTCTGATTCCCTTCAAGCCGCTGTTTCCGACCGAGGCCGAGGAAGCCCTGGATGTGTTTGGTGCGCTCCGCATGGTGGATGCCACCGGTAGCCCGCTGATGTCGGAGACAGTGCGCGACTGGGTCAACCAGTTCGTGGCCGCCATCTTCGGGGCCTATGACCCTGATGAGGGCCGGCGCCTGGTCAGCGAGTTCATGCTGCTTATCAGTAAGAAAAACGGCAAGTCCACGATCGCCGCAGGCATCATGCTGACCGCGTTGATCTTAAACTGGCGCCCTTCGGGTGAGTTCATCATCCTGGCGCCGACCAAGGAGATCGCTGACAACTCCTACATTCCAATCCGCGACATGGTGCGGGCGGATGAGGAACTGGACGCCTTGCTCAAAGTGCAGGATCACCTGCGCACTGTGACCCACCGGCAAACTAACGCCACCCTCAAGGTGGTTGCTGCTGACAGCGAGACGGTGTCAGGCAAGAAGGCCATCGGCGTGTTCGTCGATGAACTGTGGGTTTTTGGCAAGCGCGCCAACGCCGAGGCGATGCTTCGGGAAGCAACAGGTGGCCTGGCCTCTCGGCCTGAGGGCTTCATCATCTGGGCAACAACCCAGTCCGATGCGCCGCCTGCTGGCGTGTTCCGGCAGAAACTGCTGTACGCCCGCAAGGTTCGAGACGGTGAGATTGTCGATAAATCGTTCCTGCCGGTGCTGTACGAGTTCCCGAAAGCGATGCTCGACGCTGGGGCGCATCGGGACTTCTCCAACGCCTACATCACCAACCCCAACTTGGGGCTTTCTGTTGATGAGCCGTTCATTGAGCGGGGCTATGCCCAAGCCCAGATGGACGGGGAAGAGTCATTTCGGGGCTTCCTGGCCAAGCACCTCAACGTCGAGATCGGCCTGGCGCTGCTGTCGGACCGCTGGGCCGGCGCTGACTTCTGGGAGGAGCAGGCATCGGAGCTATGCCGCACGCTTGAGGATCTCATCGAGCGCTGCGAGGTGATCGACATCGGCATCGACGGCGGCGGCCTGGATGACTTGCTGGGCCTTGCGGCGATAGGCCGCGAGCAGGGCACTCGCCGCTGGCTGACCTGGACCCATGCCTGGGCCCACCCCTCGGTGCTGGAGCGCCGCAAGAGTGAGGCCCCGCGGATCCTTGACTTCGCCAAGGATGGACACCTCACCCTGGTCGAGCGCATCGGCGACGACATCGAGGAGGTGGCCCAGCTGGTGGCGCAGGTCGAGCAGGCCGGGCTGTTGGACAAGGTCGGCCTGGACCCGGCCGGCGTCGGCGCGATTCTCGACGCCTTGGAGGCTGCCGAAATCCCTCGCGAGAAGATCGACGGCATTTCGCAGGGCTGGCGCCTGGGCGGGGCGATCAAGACCGCCGAGCGAAAGCTCGCCGAGGGCACGCTGCTGCATGGTGGCCAGCCATTGATGGCCTGGTGCTGCGGCAACGCCCGTGTCGAGCCGCGTGGCAATTCGATCCTGATCACCAAGCAGGCCAGCGGCTCGGCAAAGATCGACCCGCTTATGGCCCTGTTCAACGCGGTGACGCTGATGGCGCTGAACCCCGAGGCGAAAGGCGGCATGGATAACTATCTCAACAACGGCTTCTTTGACCTCATAGGCTGACCATGTCATTCAAGTGGTACAACCCGAGCACCTGGCGGTTCTTCGGCTACACCGACCCGACCACCGGCGACTACGTCGAGGTGGATCTGGAAGTAGGCGGCAAGACCACCGCCTCTGGCATCAAGGTCACGACCAAGTCCGCCTTGTCGATCAGCATGGTCTGGTCCTGCGTCAAGATCCTGTCCGAATCGCTCAGCGGCCTGCCGCTCAAGCTGTACGACGACAAGGACGGCAACCGGGCAATGGTCGACGGCAAGGATCGGGCGCAGAAGCTGCTGAGCAAACCCAACCCGTACATGACCCGGCTGAATTTCCTGAAGTTCGTGGTCGTGAACATGGCGCTGCGTGGCAACGCCTTCGCCCTGATCGAGCGCAACGTTCATGGCGACCCCATCGGGCTGATCCCGCTGGATGGAAGGATGGTCAGCATCGACACCGGTGACGACCTGCTCTACATGGTGACGCCCAGCAAGGGTGATCGCTTTCCGGTCTCGCCGGAGAACATGCTGCATTTCAAGCTGTTCAGCATGGACGGCATTACCGGCCTATCGCCAATCGAGCACCAGGCCGAAACCATGGGCCTGGCCAAGGCCGGCCAGCGCTGGTCGGCGCGATTCATGCGCAAGGGTGGCTTCACCGGTGGCTATGTCATCTACGAGCAGTTCCTGACCGAGGCTCAGCAGGCCATGGTCATGAAGAAGTTTCCCGACGTGCGCAAGGCCGACGCCGACGACATGGGCAAGATGGCCGTCCTGCAGGGCAACCCGAAGATCGTCCCGGCCGGCATCAGCCAGAAGGATGCGCAGTTCATCGAGTCGCAGCAGTTCCAGGAAGAAGCCCTGGCGGGCATCTACGGCGTCCCGCTGTGGCTGGCCAACCGCGCCGGCAAGACCTCGATCATGGGTTCGAACCTTGAGCAGCAGCTCACCGGGTATATCACCTTCGGCCTGAAGCCCTACATCGACGCCGTAGAGGACGAGCTCAACGACAAGCTATTCCGTACAACCACGCGCTTCGTCGAGTTCGTCGTCGAAGGGCTGCTGCGTGCGGACAGCGCCGGCCGGGCCGCCTACTTCCAGGCGGCGCTCGGCGGTTCGGGCGGCTCGGGCTGGCTGTCGATCGACGAGGTCCGCGAGAAAGAAAATTACCCGCCTCTGGGCGGCGACTATGCCCGGGTCACCCGGTGGGAGATGCAAAGCAATGGCGACTCTTGAGGTTCCGATCGAGCTCAAAGCGGTGGACGAGGCGGGCAACTTCGAGGCCTATGCCGCCGTGTTCAACAACGTGGACCTGGGCGACGACGTGATCCTGCCCGGCGCCTTTACCCGGGTGAAAGCCACGCGCGCTGGCAAGCTCAAGCTGGCGCTGTATCACGACTTGACCCGGCTGGTCGGCGCCGCCGACTACACCCAGGACGACCACGGTCTGCTGCTCAAGGGCCAGGTCAACCTGGGCGTCAGCTATGCCCGTGATGCCTACGAGCTGATGAAGGCCGACATCCTCGACAGCATGTCGATCGGCTTCAACACCATCAAGGCAGATTTCGAGGAGCGCGCCGGCCGGCGCGTGCGCGTCATCAAGGAGGCCGAACTCTGGGAGGCCTCCTTCGTACCGTTCGGCATGAACCCCGAGGCTCAAGTCCTCAGCGTCAAGTCGGACATCAGACTTTTCGAGAAGGCCCTGCGCGAACGCATGGGCCTCTCGCAGAAGGAAGCGGCGGCGGTCGCTTCGCTCGGCTACACCGCGCTGCGCCGTGACGGCGGCAGCGAGGCCACGGCGATCGTGGATGAGCTGAAAGAAATTTCCACCCTGTTCACCCACCATTTCGGAGTATCGCCATGAGCGAAGTGAAAGACATCAAGGAATCCCTGGAGCTGCAACTGAAGACCGGCTTCGGCGATTTGCAGAAAAAGTACGACGCGGCCATGGCCGAGGTCGAGAAAGGCAACCAGATCACCGGCGATCTGAAGAAGCAGATCGAGGACCAGAAGGGCGAGCTGCAGAAAGTCATCGACCAGGTCGTGGACCTGGAGCAGAAGGGTGTAAAGCTGCGTGGCCAGCCAGGCGAGGGCAAGAGCTTCATCGACCTGGTGAAGGGCGACGACAGCTACAAGAGCCTGCAGCAGAAGGGCTCCAGCCAGGCCAAGATCGAAGTCACCAAGTCCGACCTGGCCAGCATGAAGGAAATGAAGGTCACCAGCGCCGGTATCGTGGCGCCGAACTATGACCCGGTCATTCAGCCGGGCCTGCGGCAGGAACTGCGCATCCGCGACCTGCTGACAGCCATCCCGGTCAGCGGCCAGAGCTACACCTACTTCCGCGAGAACCTGCACACCCGCGGCGCGAAGCCCGTGGCCGAAGGCGGTTTGAAGCCGACCAGCAACGTCACCTTCACCACCGAAACCGACCGGGTAAAGAAAATCGCGGTGTGGATGCCGGCCACCGACGAGGTGCTGTCCGACGTGCCGCAGATGTTCGCTTACCTGCAGCAGTTGCTGCGCTACGACCTCAAGCTCGAGGAGGAGGCGCAGATCCTCAAGGGTGACGGTACCGGCGAGAATCTGAATGGCTTGATGACCCAGGCCACCAGCTACAACACCGCCTTGAGCAAGGCGAGCGACACGGCCATCGACCTGGTGCGTCGTGCGATCTACCAGGTGCGCAAGCAGTCGCTGATGTCGGCCGACGGCGTGGTGATGACCGAGCTGGACTGGATGAACATCGAGTTGCAGAAAGACGGCGAGAACCGCTACCTGTTCGCCAACCTGCAGGGCCTGGTCACGCCGATCCTGTGGGGGCGTCCGGTGATCACCTCGGACAGCATGGACGAGGGTGATGGCGACGCGGGCGGCGAGTTCCTGGTGGCCAACTTCGCCCGTTCGACCACGCTGTTCGACCGCATGGCCTACGAGTTCAAGATGGGCCTGATCAACGACCAGTTCATCCGCAACGAGGTCGCGCTGCTGGTCGAGGAGCGTCTGGGTCTGGGCGTGCGCCGCAAGGAAGCCCTGGTCAAGGGCAACTTCCCGGTCGCCGCTTAACCATTCTTCAAGGCCTGCACATCGCCGGCCTCTTTGTTTCAGGAGGCAGTATGCACATCAAAGCTCTGTGGGGTTTCGTCGGCAACGCTGAATTGCTGGGCGCCGACTCGGCCAAGGTCAAGCGTGGCCAGGAATTCGAGAAGGCCGATGACGAGTATGCCCACACGCTGCTGGGCAAAGGCCTTGCCGTTGAGCTGGATGCCAACGGCAAGCCGAAGGTAATCAAGCCCAAGGAAGCCAAGCCCGCGGCCCCGAAAGAGACCAAGTAAATGATCGACCTGGCCACC